TTTCTATATTGTGAAGAGAACTGTTTTAGAGCGTGTTAATGGAAAATATAGATCAATGTATACATTGGAATATGTATTAAGAAATTATCTAGGTGGAGGAATTGAGATTCAAAAAGCGGTTAAAGAGTATGGTAGAAAGTCGTTTTTAAGATTTGTTTTAAAATTTTGTACATCATCAGAAGACGCCTTTAATCTAGAAAAAAACCTAGTAAATAACATTTCAATCGAAAGGTATTCGAGTCAACTTGGTTGCATGTATAATCTTGTTCCAGGTGGAAGAGGTGGCATTGGAAAAGGAAGAAACAACAATGCTGGCAATAAAAAATTGAAGATCAAGAAAGATCATCATACGATTTTTATTTATTCTTGCGACCTTCTGAAGTACATGCTTGACGGATATAGATTAACCTGCTCATCAACAATTATCATCAAAAAACAAAATGATAAGATTATATCAAAAGCTTTAAACTTTAATCGCATCAACACAAGACAAAGAAAAGTTGATCAGTCAGTTTTATTGAATTATTTACAAGATGGATGGATTGTTGGGAGGCTTACATCTTCTAAGATTTATGATCTTTTATGAAATTTCAAGTATATTGAAATTAAATAGGCTTGCTATCTGTTTAAGATTATCCGCTCCACCTCTTGAAGTGAATGTTGATGCGAAGCACATTGAGCGGAACTAATCTCAGCCTCTTTTTTAAGTAAAGAAACTTGTAAAATACTAAACTCAAATCGAGGCTGATCTATCTGAAATAAAAAATCTCAGCCTCTCTTTTAGAGCAAAACCATCATTCAGAATTTAGACTAAGATTGAGGCTGATCTATCTAATTTGAAAGAATTTTCAATTGTCATGTGTTTTATCTTCACCTCATACAAGGAGATAAACATGAGTGTAGATAAAGATTTTGATCCAATTGATTTCAGTCATCGAGCATACGAAGCTTTTTCTAAAGATTTTTCTAAAGCTGAACCATACACTAATGAGTCTAGTCGATTACGTTTAAACATTTTGCGATTTTTAAAAGAATCTGAAGATTTAACATTTAGACATCATTCATTATTTCAGAGACAACCAGGTGCTGATATTGAAGGCGAAAATCAAGAGCATGAAGAAGAGATTATGCTTTATGATGTTTCAGGTGAATTGATAGCTAGCTTTACATTGGCTGATGGAAGATCATTTAAGGTAATCGCTTGTTATAGATCAGATAAGACGATTGCTTGTTATAGATCAAAATTCAATTTTAAGTTTTATGCTAAAAATTGTGATCATCGTAACCTTTGGTCAGTTAATCATCAAAACAATGCTTTATATGCAGATCGCTTATCTTATTATAAGCCGACAGAATGGGATAAGAACAACAATAGATACATCTGTTTAGATAAAATCAATCAAATTGAAAGACGCCCAGGAGGAGTGAGAGATTTTGATTCTACTATCTATTCTTATCCTGATAACTTGCCTTATGTAGAATGTGACTTTTTTTTAAACGAAATAGAGTTTGAAGAGATGGTCAAGAAAATTTTTTCTAAAAGTTTCAAAAGACCGTTGAATTTTCTAGAAGATAATTGGCCTTGTAATGATATAATACATCAAATTACTGAAAAACTATATGAAGTTAGTAATTTAACAAGTTTATCACATGATAATATGTCGATCATTGCTGAGTATGTTTTTTATAGTCAACTGATTAGACAAAAGGGAAACCCATATTTTGTCCTAGAATATCTTTCAACTGAAGAAAATCCATATGATAAAGATGATCCTATCTTTGAAGCAACATTTGATGAGCAATTTCTTTCTATTGAAAAAAATGGTAAATTTTTTTTAAAAGAAAAAAAGTATAAAGTTTCTAAATTATGGCAGTTACAAACCTTGATGATGAAGAGAGATGCACTAAAAAAAATCATCTTTGGCGAAATGAAGGCTTTTGTCGAGTTTATATCTGATCTCTATACACAAAATGAATATGAAGTAGAAACATTGTTTGATAAAGATTTTTTAGATAATTTTATTTTTAAGTTTTTCAAAAAGAAATAAGATCAATCCCATTGGCTGATAAATACTCTTCACCTGTTGATATCCAACGATTATCTCGGTCTTCATAAATAACGGCTTTAATCCCAGCATGATGAATTAGCTTAGCACACATTAAGCAAGGTGGAGCAGTAACATAAATAGAGCATCCATCAGTTGATATCCCATTCTTAGCAGCATTCGCAATTGCATTAAATTCAGCATGGTGGCAACCTATTTGACTTTCTGATCCACTAGCAATTTTACATCTATCTCTAAGACAATCAGCACCTCCACAAAGGCCGCTTTGCTTGCGAGCAATACCATTGAAAGAAGAGATAATTGGGACATCTCCCTTGACTATCACCGCCCCAACTTTTGCCCTGCTACATGGTGAGAGGCTAGCCATGATCTCAGCCATACTCAAAAATGCTTTATCTTTAGCAGTCATAGCAGTCATCATCCTTGGAGGCAAGACAAGCAATCTCAGAAGCAAGCTTGATAATCGCTTTAGATCTCTTTCCACACTTGCCTTTATTGCCTACCGTATAGCGACCTAAAGCAAGACAGACATCGCCTTGACTATTGATCAGCCATGTTTGATAGGCCTTTATCCCATACTCAATCTCAGTACATCCTGGACAATGAAAGAACTCTTTTTTTACTTGCATGATACCTTCAGCACCTGCAGACGATACTAAGCCACCTTGAAAGCGACTCTCATGAAAAGCAAGAGCAATCATCAGATAAGGATCAACGCCCATCTTTTCAGCACTAGATGCAACTTGCTGACAAGCTCTCATTCTTGAAGGGATTGATTTAGAAATCATCTTCTCCCATCCTAAATCTTGCTTGCTCTGAGTTGGATTAAAGATCAATCCCATGACAAGCCAACATACATCAAAAAAGTTATTCATCATCTTCGCTTTCGTCTTTGGTGATGTCATCCCAACTCTCATCATATTCAACATCATCGTATGATAGGATGATAGGCTGATGATCAAAAATAGCTCTGCACTTGATGCAATAGTGATACTCAATGCTTGAGCCTGCTAAGGTTGATTTTATTGTATTTTTACATCTAAGGCATTGCATTTAACTAACTCCATGGTCTTGGGAAAAAGCGGTTTAGTTATATCATACACGGCTTTCGCAAATTCTTGTATCTCAAATTGAGCATGACTATCTAAACGCAAGTTTAAAAAGTGCATGATTGCCTGAATGCTTGCAGACCAAATGCATTCGCTATAAGTACCAACTGGCAAAATCACGCGAGCTTGTTCTCTACAAACGCCCATATCAAGCAACCTTAAATAATTGTAATAAGCAACTTGATAACCTTGAGCTAGCAATGTCAATGCTTCATCTTCTCGATCATCATCAAGACGACCAAAAGAGCCTTGCTTGTTTTTAGTGTCTTGAAGTCTAAAGAAATCGGGATAAAAGAAGCTTTCTTTAATCTCAGTGTATCGTGCTGATTGCTCATTCCATGCACAGCCAACTTGGTGCTTCATCCATTGTCTTAAAACAAAGATCGGGGCTTTAATCCTAAATTTCACATGCCCATGTCTAAATGGTGAAGTATGATCATGCTCCCATAGATACTTTAAAAGTTTATCATCTCTATCTGTCCATTTATCACTTGATCCAGCATAGGAAACACGAGCAGCATTCACAATTGCTAAATCGTCTCCCATATGATCGACCAATTCAACAAAGCCGTCATTCACATTGATTTTCATTTTCTCTCTCTTTGAAAAAATATTATATAAAATTATATAATATTATGTGTTCTATATACACTCAAAGGAGAATTTTTATGTTAAATTCAGATTTAATAAATCGCATTGCTTGCCTTAAAAAGGTAGTCGATGCCATGTTTCAAGATGATGCTCCAGAGGTTGGGCAAGCTCTCAACTTTTGCATCAATCTCATTTTCTACAAAGAAGAGATGAAAGAAATCAATCAAACTCTATCAGTGCTTGATGAAATCAAAGACATCAAAAACATCTATTCATCACTAAAGGATAAAAAAAATGCTCAATAGATTTACTCTCATTGGAAGACTTGGACAAGATCCACAACTTAAGAAGATTGGCGATAAAGACCTTGCAACCTTTTCCGTTGCCTATAGTGAAAAAGTTAAAGGCGAAGAAAAAACAACTTGGTTCAATTGCGAGGTTTGGGGGGCTTTTGCTAGCGTTGTTCAATCTCAAGCTAAAAAGGGCGATAAGATCACCGTTATCGGTCGTATTGTCATCAATGAACACGAGGGCAAGCAATACATCAAAGTCATCGCTTCAGAGGTTGTTTTTCTATGATGAAGCCCAAAGATCGCAAATCAATATTGAGTCTTTATGTATCAACTAAGCTGATCAGCTTGCTAGATACGATCAGCGATAGACATGCAGTCAAGATCTCAAAACTTGCTGAAAAGATATTGCTTGACGGTCTGAAGAGAGATGAAATTGATTTAGTACTTGAAAGCGATGATGATGATGCTATTGAGAAAATCACAACTAAAATTATCAGAAAGCTTGATCATGGCAAAGAGTAAAACTACTACAAAAATCGATACAGTTGATTCTAAAGCGACCAAAGCAATCGCAAAAAAGCCTTCAGAAGATAAAGCTGAGATCGCAAAAAAGAAGAGGCTTGTGGCAACTGAGCAAATACTTGAGCTTATTTCTCAAGGCCTTTCTCAAACTGATGCGATTTCAGTTGTTGGCATCTCATACAGTACTTTTCATTCATGGATGAAGGCTGATGCTGAGTTAGTGGCTGATGTCAAGAGGGCTGAAATATCCCTTAAACTCAAGCATTTGCAAAACATTCAAAGGCATTCTGAAAACGATGTCAGAGCTTCCCAATGGCTACTCGCTCGAAAGTTTCCTCTAGAGTTTGGAGAGAAGCAGACCATTGACATGAACACTAAAGGCGATGACTCAAAGGTTATCATCAATGTGATTCAGCAGGTGCAAAAAGAGAAGCATCAAAAATCAATTGAGATCAAGCATGATTTGCCTGAAATAGAAGATCAAAGCGATGAAGAAGATTGATATTGAGCTTAAATTAAATCCTTTACAAGTTGATCTGATTGATCGCTTGATCTATTCGGACGATCCATTTATTGCCGTTCGTGCTGGTTGGGGTAGCGGCAAGACTTCAGCTTTAGTCTTCGCCTTGTGGACTTGGTCAAGCATACATCCCAATAAATCATCTCTCTTAGTCACTGATACAGCCCCCCGCTATAGATCTGTTTTAGGCCCTGAGTTGGAGAAATGGCTTGTGCCTTATGGATGGATTTATCATCAGCAAGAAGGCAAATGGACGGCCCCAAATGGTCATGTTGTTTGGTGTCGATCTTATTTTAGACCAGGCACAAGAGATGCCACCCATAATCCCCTTGAAGGCTTAAATATAACATCAGGTCTTGCCTTGATTGATGAATGTCAAACTCTTTCCGAAGAGGTTGCTCAAAAGACCTTGGGGCGTCTTAGATCAGGTCCATCGCCTAAGATGATCATGGTAGGCTTGCCCGTTTGGGGGGCTTGGTGGGTCGACTTTGCTGAGAAGGCTGGATGCACGCCAATCTTCTATGCTAGCCATGTCAATAAAGCCAACCTCTCAGAAGCTTGGTTTGATGCCGTCAAGAATTTGCCTGAGTCTGAACGGTTGGCAATGGTTGAAAATCAACCTAGACCACCTCAAGGCGTGATTTATTCCGAATGGACTTCAAGCCATGTTATCAGCAATTGGAAATATGATCAGAGCATGTCATCAAGGCTTGTCATTGACTTTGG